TGGCTTCACGACTGCGTACAACAGATCCAGAAATTATACCTTATATGCGGTGTACCGCTAACCCCGGTGGTGTTGGAGCGCATTGGGTAAAGAAAAGATATATTACTCCTTCACCACCTAACGAATCATTTAGGGGAGAGGACGGGCTAACCCGTAAGTTTATACCGGCAAGGCTAGATGATAATCCATACTTAGCCCATGACGGAAGATACGAACAGATGCTAAAGGCGTTGCCACCTACGCAACGACGACAGCTACTAGAAGGTGATTGGGAGGTTGCAGAAGGTGCGGCCTTTACAGAGTTTGATAGAAACATTCATATTATTGAGCCTTTTGAAATACCCATACATTGGGAACGTATAAAAGGCATTGACTATGGATATGCTTCAGAATCAGCTTGTGTTTGGGGAGCCGTAGACAGAGACGATGGTACACTAATAATATATAGAGAACTGTATCGCAAAGGTCTACTAGGTACTGACCTAGCTTACATCATAACTGAAATGGAGTTAAATGATCCATTAAGCGTTCCGGGCGTATTAGATACTGCGTGTTGGAACCGCACAGGGCAAACAGGCCCAACAGTTGGAGAAACACTCGTTAAGGCTGGACATAAGCTAAGACGAGCCGATAAAAACAGAGTTGCAGGAAAAATTCAAATCCACGAATACTTGAAAGTTCAGCAAAGCGGAAGGCCCAAACTACAAATATTTAATACTTGTCCTAACCTGATACGCGAACTGCAAAGTATTCCTCTGGATAAAAACAATCCTGAAGACGTAGATACCCACGCACCAGACCATGCGTATGATGCGTTGCGGTATCTTATTATGGCTCGACCAAGGATTAGAGATCCAATTAGTCAGATACGAGACTTCCAACGCGAAACAATTTTTCAACCAGCAGACGGGACATTTGGATATTAATATGAAGAAAAAAAGAGATATGTATAATATGGGTGGCCTTACTGCTTACAAATCTGTTGGTGATTTAGAGTTATCTTTATCCGCAACAGGCGATCAAAAATATCAAAGGGCTGGAGCAGGCGCTACATACAAACGCAAAGGTTTTCAGGTTCGTGGGGAAGCTTCAACAGATAAATTTGGTAATAGAAATTATTCACTAAAAGCTACAAAAAATATAAATAATAATCTTTCTGTAGGACTTGAAAAAAGAAAAGGCTATGTAGGAGTTACTTTTGAAAAAAAACTCTAGCATCTGGCGACCATTTAATACATATGGCATTTATTTATTAGGCACAACGATTGGTTTTACAGTAATATACGCAATCGTTAGCCTAACACCAATGGGATAATTATGTCAGAATTTGAAAACACTCTTGTAGAAAACGCAGACAACATTTATTTTCAAGACGTTGAAAATGAAGACGGTCTTAGCCTTGAAGCTGATGAGCAAATTAAATCAAATCTTGCAGGGCTAATTGAAGGCCGCTATGCTGATGCACAGCTTGCAAGAGATGCTGACGAAAATCGTTGGATTACTGCCTATCATAACTTTCGTGGAATCTATCCAAAGAACGTAAGATTTAGAGAATCTGAAAAGTCTCGTGTATTTATTAAAGTCACGAAGACTAAAGTGCTTGCGGCCTTTGGACAGCTTGTAGATGTTATATTTGGTACAGGTAAGTTTCCGATTGGTGTTTCTGCGACTGAGATTCCTGAAGGTGTCAGCGAATATATGCACCTTAGTAGCTCAGAAGCGCCCGGAATTGAAACGAGTTCGGCAACGCCTACGCCAACAACAACGCCAGAAAACCCAATGGATATCGGTTACGCAGGCGATGGTCGTGTTTTAAAACCCGGAGCCACTATTAATTCTGGAAAAGGTATCTTTGAAAGTTTTGAAGAAGAAGTTATTTTTGAAGAAGGCCCAAGCCCAATTCCAGAGATTCCAGAAATTGCTCCTGCAAAAGAAGCCGCAAGAAATATGGAAAAACTGATTCACGATCAGATTGATGAATCAAGCGGCTCAACCGAACTACGCAATGCAATGTTTGAATCTACGCTTTTTGGCACAGGCATTGTTAAAGGGCCGTTTAATTATAATAAAACGCTTCATCGCTGGTCAAATGACGAAGGCGAAAGAATCTACGATCCTATCTTTGTTCGTGTACCACGCCTTGAGTTTGTTAGTGTCTGGGATTTCTTTCCTGATCCTAATGCAACTTCTATGGAAGAGTGCGAATACATAGTACATAGACACAAGCTTAATAAGTCTCAGCTTAGAGCATTACGAAAAATGCCATACTTTGATGAAGAGGCTATTCGTAATTGTATAATGCTTGGCCCAAACTATGTTGAAAAAGACTATGAGTACGAACTTAAAGACGATCAGCGTATGTCTGATATGGGATCAAGCCGCTTTGAAGTCCTTGAATATTGGGGGTTGATGGATGCTGAATATGCGAAAGAAATTGGCATGGATCTGCCAGATGATGTTGACACCTTGGACGAAATTCAAATCAATGCTTGGATCTGTAATGGACTTGTACTTAGGGCCGTTGTAAATCCCTTTACGCCACATCGCATTCCTTACAATGCCTTTCCTTACGAGCGTAATCCTTACAGCTTTTTTGGTATTGGCGTTGCAGAAAACATGAACGACAGTCAGCAGATTATGAATGGTCATGCACGTATGGCTATTGATAACCTAGCGTTGAGCGGATCGTTAGTCTTTGACGTAGACGAAACGATGCTTGTCGGTGGGCAAAGCATGGAAGTCTATCCCGGCAAAGTATTTAGGCGTCAGTCTGGAATGCCGGGTCAAGCTATTCACGGTTTAAAGTTTCCGAACACATCTCAAGAAAATATGATGATGTTCGATAAGTTCCGACAGCTTGCAGACGAGCAAACAGGTATTCCTAGTTATTCACACGGTATGACAGGCGTACAAAGCATGACTCGTACCGCTTCTGGTATGTCAATGTTGCTTGGTGCGGCCTCGCTCAACATTAAAACAGTCGTAAAAAATCTTGATGATTTCTTGTTAAAGCCTTTGGGCAGGGCTTACTATCAATGGAATATGCAATTCTTTGAGGGTGAGCTAAAGACTGAAGGTGATCTAGAAGTAAAAGCTTTAGGTACTAACAGCCTAATGCAGAAAGAAGTAAGAAGTCAGCGGTTGACGATGTTTCTTCAGACTGCTCAAAACCCAGCTATTGCACCATTCGTTAAAATGTCTAAGCTTATTAGCGAACTGGCGTATAGTTTGGATCTTGATCCTGACGAAATCCTCAACGATCCCGAAGAAGCGGCCCTTGCCGCACAGATTATAGGAATGCAAAATAATGTTGGACAAGCAACTGGCGATCAGGCTGGCCCCGGTGGTGAACAACCCGGAGCTATGGGAACCCCTGAAGGAACACCTCCACAACCTACGGATGTTGGAGTTACAGGCACTGGCGACGGCAACATCGGAACAGGAAATGTTCCGCAAGCAGGGGAAAGCGAGTTCTCTGGCTAACTTATTAACCTTACAAGAACAAGTAAATCAAAGACGAAAGGAACAAGACGATGGCTAAAAAATTCCCAGACCTAAATAAAGACGGAAAGATAACCCAAGCAGACGTACTAAAAGGTCGTGGAGTTTTTAATGAAGGTGGTTTAAGCGACATTGAAAAAGTCATGCGTATTGTACGTGGAATGTCTATGTCTGAAGCAAAAGCCGAAACACCAGAAGAAGCTGAAGAAGCTCGACAAAGAGGTCAACAACTGTTAGATACTTTTGATGAGTCTGTTTTACGAAAAGCGTATCAACGTATGGATGCTGAAAGAGATGCTATGGCTATGGGGTCATTACTGGTAGCACCAGAACGTGAAACATATGGTAAAGGTAAGTTAATTAAAAAAGCATTAAAATCTTTAGATGGAGATGACATTCCTAAAGAAAAAATTAAAACAACAGAAAGCGGCGTAAAGATTGATACTGAAATACAACAAGAAGTACGAGACTTTATTGGTAAACTAAAAACAGTAGATGCAGATGATCGTAAATATAATAAAGATGCTTTAACAGCAAAACAACTAGAAGACTATCTTTATGATTTTATCAATGAAGTTCCAGTAGGAGGAACACAACCTGATCTTCATACTTATGGAAGGCCGGGAGGCTATGACCTTACAAGCCGATTTGAGTTTTTTGGTGCTTTAGACGATGCGGTAGAATCAATGGTAGAAGCAAATGCTGGGCCTGTTTTAGACAAAAAAAGTCGTCAAAAACTAATAAATCGTATGTTTATGGAAGGTCGCCGTGAACGCGAAGCAGAAGAAAAAATTGAAAAAGCAAAACGTAAAGAGGCACGAAAAGCAAGAAGAGCAGAAGCGCGAGAGCGAGCTAAAGAAAATGAAGGTTCTTTAATGATGCCTGTAGAACGTGAAGCATATGGCAAAGGAAGAGCAGTAAAAAGTGCAATGAAAATGATCAAAGAAGCCTTTGCTGATGGTGATATTTCTGAAGACGCTATAAAAAAAGCAGAAAAGATTCATTCGGAATTAGAAGCTGATGACTTTGCAGGCACTGGTAGAAGGTCAGAAGAAGGCAAAAGACAAATGGTTGCACAAGAACAGGGTGTGACCACTGACGAAGTAGACATTATTGAAACCGCTTTTGCAAGAGCTTCTGGAGGAGGTGCAAGTACATCCCTTATAGAAGAACTAAAAATGGTTAGTCGTGCATTAACGACAGAGCCTACCCGCGCTCAAAAAAGAGCGGCAGACCTTGGCGGCACTAAAGAAACAAGGGAGGGTCGCATAAAAGCAGGAAAGTTTGGCGCGGCTGGAGTAGGTGTTGGTTCACTATTAGGTGGGCTTGGAGCTACAGCACTTTCAAGCTGGAGAAATCAAAATCAAAGTAACGAAATGCCTTCTGGCTTTGAAGCGGCATTTAGCAAAGCATTCAAAGCTGGTGAAGATACTTTTGAATTTAAAGGTAAAATTTATACAACAGAACTACAGCGCGAACAAAAAGGAAAAGGCTCAAAAATTATTAACCTTTTTGAAAAACTTGTAGATCCAAAAACTATAGCCAAAAAGAAACAAATGGTTAATGAAGAACAAGCACTACGAGAAATTCAAAAGGCTGTAGACAAAAATCCACAAGCATTAGAAATGCTATCAGACGATGATTATATGGAAGTTGTAAGTAGGCTTCCACAAAAACAACGAGCTAACTTTGGACTTGATGATGTTCCTGTAGATGATCCTGATAATATTCTTCAAATGTTGATGGATATGGAACCAGAAGAAGTTGCACAGAATTTACAGTTATTTCCTAGTATGGAAGATATGTTTGAATACGCAAGCACTTTAAATGCTAAAGATGCTCGTAAGTTTATGAATGCGCTTACGCCCGAAGATAAAGAAATATTTGCTGGAGAGTTACCTGAGTTTGAGCTTGGCCCACGAGAAGTAAAGGCTGATGGCGGTTCTATGGCTATACTTATGCCTGTAGAATATGAAGAGCTACCTAAAGATAAATATAATAACATCAGCAGTAAAGAAGAAAAAGAAGAAGTAAAAAATATGAACTCTGATGATGAAATGGAAGAAGAGTATCTTGACTATGTAGCTGATGAAGTTTTAACACAAGAAGAACAAGATTACTTATTTAAGGCTTTAGACGAAGATAATAAATTAGAAGAAATCTTAGATAAAGTAATGTTGAATGCAACAGAATTTACTGGTTCTGGGGAAGTTGAAGGCCCTGGAACTGGTGTATCAGATTCGATACCCGCAAGGCTATCGGACGGTGAATTTGTATTCACCAAAAAAGCGACTGACCAAATAGGCTCTGACAAACTCCAAACAATGATGGATGATGCAGAGCGTGAATTTGATAGTCGTAGTGGCAAAGCAGAAGGTGGAATGCCTGTAGAAGGCATGGAAAGATATGACATGGAAAAAGATGATGAAGATACTCTTAATCGTCAAATGGCATATTCCAACCGGATGCCCAGCCTAATGAACCAATAAGGCTACCTATACTTTAGCCCCTTATTATTATATAACCTTGAGGCCACCTTGTAGTATCAAGACCCTGTGTTAGATAGCGCAATAACACAGCCACCTTGAAGAGACAACAAGCCCCAGAAAGGAGAAGTGACATGAGTGAAGAAGAGCAAGCGAATCCGTACAATGCTAGAAAGTCTTGGCATACAGAAGACGCTAAAACTACTAGCAGTGCAGATTCATTATTTTTTGAGGAAGATGAGGCTACTTCCGAAAATACCGGAACCCCTCAACAAGAACAACGTCCTCGTACCAATTATAAGAAAAGGTATGACGATCTAAAAAAACATTATGATACTAAGATCTCTGAGTTTAAGCAACGCGAACAAGAACTAGAGGCTATGGCACGATCTGCTCAACCGCAGTATCAACCGCCTAAAAGTGCTGAAGAACTTGAACGCTTTAAATCAGAGTATCCAGATCTATATGATACTGTCGAAACAGTTGCTCATATGAGAAGCGAAGAGCAGATGAACGCTCTTCAACAAAAGTTATCAGTAATTGAAGCGCGAGAAGCAGAAATGTCTAAGCGTGATGCTGAACTAGCTCTTAGAGAGCGACACCCTGACTTTGAAGATATCAGGGGTGATGACAATTTTCACGAATGGGCTAAGACTCAGCCTGAAGAAATTCAGCGTTGGATCTATAAAAACCCAGATAATGTATCTTTAGCAAGTCGTGCAATTGATCTTTATAAGATGGAAAATAATATTGCTATTAAGAAATCTTCTCGTCCGTCACAACTTTCAAGGTCTAATGCGGCTGATATGGTATCAACAAAGACTACCGGCGTTGAACCACGCGAAGCCAAGATTTGGACACAACGGGAAATTGCCGCCCTGTCTATTGATGAGTATGATCGTTACGAAAAGGAAATTGATCGTGCCATCGAAGAAGGACGGGTAGCAAGATAACACTTGTCTTTTTAGGAGATTTTTAACATGGCTTATAACCAATCAGATCAGTACTTTGAGCCGACAACAGATACAGATGCAAACTTTGCAAACTCTGTTTCGGGTCAGACCAATTCGTTCTTCCTTCCTGCTGTCTATTCCAAGAAGGTACTTAACTTCTTTCGGAAGTCTTCAGTAGCGGAAGCTATCACTAACACCGACTATGCTGGTGAAATTACTGCTTTTGGTGATACAGTACGTATTATTAAAGAGCCGGTAATCACCGTCTATCAGTACGAGCGTGGTCAAGACGTAACTTCAACTAAGTTGACGGATCAAGAAGTCAGCCTTGTTGTAGATACGGCAAACGCATTTAAGTTCATCGTTGACGACATCGAAACTTCTATGTCTCACGTAAACTTTAAGGAAGTTGCATCATCTTCAGCCGCTTACGCACTGCGTGACGCTTTTGATGAAGGTGTAATTGCCGCTATGTTTGCTGGCGTCCCTGCGTCCTCTCCGAACCACATCCTTGGTTCTGATAGTGCTACTGACTTGGCGGCTGGTACTTTCGACGGTACTGGTAACCTTGACATCGGTTACGCTTCTGGCGAGCATGATCCTATCGACGTTCTTTCACACATGGCGCGTCTGCTTGATGAGCAGAACATTCCAGAAGAAGGTCGTTGGTTCCTTGCTAACCCTGAGTTTTACGAGCAACTGGTACAAAGTAGCTCTAAGCTCTTGAGCGTTGATTTCAATGCAGGCCAAGGCTCCATCCGTAATGGTTTGGTAAGCTCTGGTAAGTTGCGTGGTTTTGATATGTACAAGACCAACAACATTGCATCTACCACCAACGCGGCTGGTAAGTGTATTGCTGGACACATTTCATCTACCTGTACTGCACAGACTATTGTGAATACAGAAGTGATTCGTGATCCATCAAGTTTTGGTGATATTGTACGTGGCCTCCATGTATATGGTGCTAAAGTACTCCGTCCAGAAGCCCTCGTTTCGGCTTTCTACGGTATCGACTAAAAACAATAGGGGGATGAAATACTCCCCCTTTTCTTTTCTGGAGAT